CCTCGATCTGATGACTCAGGCAGGCGACCTGGTCCATGGCCTCCGTCAGGTCCCCAACGGCATCCAGATAGGAATCCGTCAGGTCCATCAGGCCCCCCTCCGATCCGAGAGACTCACCCTCCGAATCCATCTTGGATTCGAGGCGCTCTGCGGAGAAGCTGCGCTTGTGGGCAGCAAGCGACCTCGGGGCGCTGGCCATCGAGCCGTACGGCAGGAGAGGGGCAGGCGGAGGATTTAAGAGGGGGTGGCTCCGTAGAACCGAAAGCACACTGTTTCTGAACTACTGACAAACCCGCGCAGCAAACGCGTAGCGCTGCTGATGGGTTGCGCAAATGCGCAAACCCGCGATCGCGGGAGGGACACCCGCAGGTCTCACGCAAACCTATCGGGTCACGGTTCGATCCTGGTCAATATATAATGCGACTTTTTTGTGCATAGCATAACACAACAGCGCAACGAGCGCATCGCAACGACCAAGCCGCAAAAAAAGAAAAAACAGGGCCGTCCACACAGAGGATCGAACCCTAAACCTCTGGGTGCAATGTGCCGACTAGGCGAGTCCCGTTGGACGCGCATGTAGAGGGACTCGTCCGAACGGCACAAACAAAAAGGGCCCTTACAACTCCGCGCGCTGCAGCGACCGAATACGCGCCGCAATACGGGCGCTCTCTACCAGCAACGCACGATTCAAATCGTATGGACTCGCAGCAGTGCCAATTGCATGAAACACCCGAGCGCGCGCCGCTGCCTGAAAAGCAGGAGCCAGTCGCCAGTGTTCAGCAGTAGCCTGCAAACGCATCAGAATAGCCCGGTTGCGGGCAACAACGGCGGCGTACGCAGGACCGCCTGGACGAGCAGCCTGCGGATAACGCGCCATTCCCACGCGCCCTATGGGCAAATATCGCTTGCCGCCGTTAGCAAAGCACGGCGGGTATCAAGAGCGCACATACGCACCGCGTTACGACACGTACACGGCACGGCCGGACGACACAGTCCGCGAAGTGCTGACAGGGGCGGGCGCTTATAAGCTCCGCAACGCTTACGACAACCTTAAGCGCAAAAAGTTCGCGGGCACTATTGCCGCACTAGCCGTTGGTGCTTACAAACATCGGCACAATGCCAAACGGCTGTACGACTTCGCAAAGTCCGCGCAAGAAAAACGACGGGCACGACAAGCAACCCGTCGACAGTGGGAACAAGCCCACACGCCGCCAAACCGGCGGCTCAACTTCGGTCAGATAGAACCCCCGAAGATCAAGGGCAAAAGAAGCACGCGACGCGCGCGCTCCACGGCATGGACGCACGCGGAACTGTAATCCATTCACTCTTACGCGCGCCGCTCCAACGGACCCAAGCACCGCCGTCGCAGCGGGCGTGCTCGTAACTTTCTTCTTGTCCCTTGTTACCGTGGCAGCAACGCACAGTGCACTTCACTTCCACTACAAGGACCTCGACGTAGACGTCGAGCCATGCCCTATGCAAAGCGTTCCGCCTCGCGCTCTCGCAGCCGCGCTCCCGCGCGTCGCCCGGCAAAACGCACTAAGCGAGTGGGCGGCACCTCTCGCAAAAGCTACGCACCAGTCTCGATTGGCACGACCAACCGGGCTACCGCCATGAGCAACCACAAGATGGTGCAGGTGTCTGACACCTGCACCCGTATCTATGGACGCTCGTACCTGGGGAACGTCGACAACAACGTCGTAGCCGGTAACACCGTCATCGCAGTCGGCCCGCCGACTGTCGTGGCGGGAGCCAACGGAAACGAGTACGGCCTCGTGTTTGATATCAACCCGACGCTGCTCGGCGACCGCGTCGCAGTCATGGCCGGCACATACGACAAATACTGCTACCAGTCTATGAAGTTCACGTACACTCCGCAGTGCTCGTCTACGCAAGTCGGCAGCGTCGTCCTCGCGTTCGAACGCGACCCCCAGGGCATCCTTGCAAACCCGGCATCAACCACCTACATGCAAGAAATCATGTCCTACGAGCACGCAGTGCTGACGCCATCGTGGCAGAGCACGAGCGTCACCTATAAGCGCGACCCGCAAGAAATGAAGACCTGGTTCATGAGCGGCGATCAGGCCGCGCTCAGCACCCGTGAAACCTCGCAGGGCGTCCTCCTGGCTTACGTCAGCCAGACCGGCAGCGCACCTGTGAACCTCGGGTTCATCACCATTGACTATGTGCTCGACTTCATCGCGCCCAATATCATGCCCAGCAAGGCAGTGCCGGTCCAGCCAGAGCAGTTCCGCAAGGGCGACTATAACTGCCTTGACCTTGGCGTCACCGGCAGCGGCGGCTCAGAGAGCCCGTGGCTCTTCGTCGGCAGCAGCGGACCGAGCCTTAACGCCGGCGATATCCTGGAGTGCATCTACGGCGGCCCAACGCCGTGCACTGGATTCAAATCGCAAATCGGGGAAGGCACGGCGGGTACAACCACCGGCATCAACCCCGGCGACAAGCTTTACATCTCCGTCGCGTCCGTCGCATCCGCGACGGGCGGATCGACCCTCAACGCTAACAAGCGAGTGATCGTCTGCACCAACCTAGCATCCGCGCTAGGCAGTGCATCGCGCAGCAGCGCGAGTACCGCAGTGGGAGACATTCTGCCAGCCGGCGCGCTCATTCCTACCTCGACCACGGCAAACATCAACCCGTTCACCGGCGAGACGCGCGCTGCAGTCGCTGGCATCACCAAGAAGCGCTACCTGTACTACCGCAAGATCGTCCAGGGTGGCCAGAACGACACGACCGCGTAGGAATACGCGGTGCTCCTAGCAGCGTGTCAGGCTGAAAAGGCAGCGCTGGAAACACAGCTGGCGCTGGTCACCAGCCAGCGCAACGTCGCAAACCGCGACATCTTCCTCTTCAACAACATCGTATCTAGAAACCCGGGAGCAACAATCCCCGGATACGACGACTGGGTTTTCACACAGGTACCGGCACTGCCAACAGACGCGAACCTCCTCGCGTTCTACACCACTAGAATCGGAGCGTTCGCGACACAGGCATTAGCCGATAACGCTGCCGTGGACTACTGGGAAAAACACGGCAGCAGCGCCGACATACCGCCAACGACACTAACAGCGCCGGGCAGAAACGTCGGAGGCATTTACTTCCAAGCAAGCGGGTTGTATGGCGCGTGGCAAATAGCCACAACAACCAAACGGTTGCTATACATAGCAACCTACTACCCGTAAACGCAATAGCGAGTTTTATCGAGCAAGCTCTTTCTCGCTATTAAACAACCCGCCTAACGGCGGACGCAGGGGCTCCGCCCCTAGCAACCCCGACTGCATCGACGGCGTACAAACCACTCGCTCGGTTCGACAAGGCTCCGCTCGACTCACTCTAGACGCAGCGCTGCACAGGGGAAACCCCTGAACCCCAAACAACAGGGGGGACTCGCCCCCTGCCCCCCTTACTTGGTTCCTTGTTAGTTACCTCGCCTTGACACAACCCGTGGGCCCCTACCCCCGAGTTGTGCCGTTCAGGTAACGTAACGTAACCAACCACTTGGTAATATTAGTCAAGTGGTTGGTGACGTGTCGCTTCGTACAAAGCTTAACTCGCGACTATGTCCAAGGCGCCTCCGGCGCCTTGGACTTATATAGATTGGTACTCCTAGCTGGCAGCGCCCCTAGGCTATTAAACAGAAGAGGGAGCTTAGGTCGCTGTTTAGCAGTAAGAGTACATATGGCTATTACACTAGTCATCCGCCTGTGCCAGGCGGTTCTCCGTCTGATAGCGCGGCCGCTTCCCGAACTCCTCGATGCGCCGCAGCAGCGGCCGCATCTTCTCCGCACGGTTCTCGAGGCCGGGGTACCAGTCATCCGGCTCCTCGTTGGAGGTGATCACGATGGTCGACGCGATGAACTGGACGGTGCCGCCCTTCGTCTGCACCTTGAGTTGGTAGCGGTCCAGCAGGTCGAGCATGAAGCTCAGCTGCAGCTGGCCGCGGAATTCGGACAGCTCGATGGTCTCCTCGCCGTTGTACCCATCGAACCAGGCGGAGTTCCCGCCGTTGCCGAAGGTCATCCGGTACCGATCGGGGTACACCCGCTCGACGTACCGCGACTTGCCGCTCCCGGACGGACCGATGAGCAGGACGATCTCGGGCTGGCGCCCTCGCTTGGCGCCCCACGTGCACATAGCGCTCTTCAGCGCACGCTCGTGGCGCACGAACATCCCGAACCCGTACTTCTCGATGATATCCATCATGGAAGCACCCGCGCGAATATCTGCGAACACGCGGTCCAGAGCCTTGCCCGCCTGGTGGGACTCCCCCTCGTCGCCTACGGGGTCGCCGATCTCCACAGGCTCCGTGCCAGGAACACGGGACTCTGGCTTGGTGCAGTACGCCTTGTTCTGCGCCGCGGTACCGCGCGCCGCGGCAATGCAGGCGCCCGGCATGTACTGCGCGAACACCAGCGTACGAGTGCGGTGGAACGTCCACCGCTCCTTGAGCTCCAGATACCCTTGGATATGAAGCCGGGAAGTTGTCGGGCACAGCTCCGCCTGCCCGACGATATACACCAGGTGCTCTGAGATGCCGACCTCGCGTACGACGTCCAGCGCGGCCTTCGCCGCGTCGCCGTCGGTCACGGCCACGTCACGCGGAGGGTACCAGGTGAAGGGCCAGAATTTGGTCTGCCGGGCGGGCATCGCGCCGGGCAGGAAGGGGGTGGGGTGGATGATCAAAACGGTTTTAGAGCGTGAGGTTCCCCTCAATAAATTAGGGGGGTAGGGGTGGGGAACCCTTTATTTTACACCATTTCGTCAATCATGATCACCTCGCGCGGCTCGACCCCATGCCACGCCTTCGCCTCGTCAAGGGCGGCGTGAGCCTCAGGCCCAGCCTCGGCACGAGCCAAGGGGGCCTTCTTCTTCTTGCCGAGGCACAAGCCCTCGTCATGGCGCGCCCACCAGCGCGCCTCCACCTCATTCACCCTCGCTTTGGCGTGGGTGAGGGTGTTACGCCAACGGTCAAGCCGCTGGCGCAGGACCAGGCAGTCCTCTGCCTCGATCTGATGACTCAGGCAGGCGACCTGGTCCATGGCCTCCGTCAGGTCCCCAACGGCATCCA